CCACTTCCGAGCGGAACATCGACGGTCGAACTCACGGAGGAGGGCGTCCAGTATCGACTTGGTGGAAATCTGTTGAAGGCAGATCAGGTGCTGCACCTTGGCTGCTATCCGGATCCGCTGTCGCCGAGTTGGTACATGTCGCCGATGGAGTCTTGCCGGTTCGCAATGGAACTGGCGGCAGACCAGGACGCGGCCCACAAGAGCCTGATCCGCACCGGTAGCACCGGCAAGGTTTCAATTTCTCACCCGGGCGCGATGTCCGATCAGACGGTTCAAGCAATCCGCGACGCCTGGCAAACCATGCACGCAACCGCGGAAGGTGCATCGCGCCCGTTGATCCTGCGTGAGGGCATGAAGGCTGAACGCATCAGCGCCGAATCAACCACCACAAGTTTGGAGTCGCGCCGATTCTCTATCCAAGAGATCGCCCGCGCATTCGGCGTACCGCCCGAGATGCTTTACCAGCAGGGCGGCGGGGCGCTGTCCTCACAATCCGAAACTGCACGCGCCTACGTTGACGGCGCACTCGCCCAATGGGTAACCGCGTGGGAGTCGGAGATCACGCGCAAACTCTGCGGGCCCGGCGAACACGCAAGGCTTGATACCGACGTACTGCTCCGCGGCAATATGCGCGATGCGGGCATGGCGCTGTCGAAACTTGTCCTCGCCGGGATCCTTTCACCGAACGACGGTCGCAAGCGAATGGGCCTCCCGCCTATTCAGGGCGATGAGTTCGACATCCCAAGCGTGTCCATGCCGGGCGGCAATAGCGCCATGCAAGGCGACGGCGCTACCGAAAACATCGATGGAGGTGAGGACATTGCTTGAAATCCGTACCGCCAAGATCAGTATGCAAGGCGACAAGATCGGCGGCTACGCCAGCGTGTATGACGCTCCGAGCCATCCGCTGACCGTGCGCGGCATCAACGGTGGCAAGCCATTCACCGAGAAGGTAGCCCGCGGCGCGTTCGACAATTCGCTCCGCTCCAACATCTCGCTGCTTGTCGGTCACGATTCGCGCGACCTACTTGCCAACACTAAGAGCGGGCTGCTGCAACTGAACAGCGACGCACACGGCTTGGCGTTTGAAGTCACGCTGCCCGACACGCAACGCGCTAAGGACATCCGCGCACTGGTGGACGCGAACGTCCTCAGCGAGATGTCCTTTGGCTTCAACGTGATCTCCGACTCTTGGAGCGGAAGTACTCGCACACTCACCCAAGTTCGTTTGCTTGAAGTCTCAATCGTAGAAAACGGCGCTTATCCGCAGACGAGCGCCGAAGCCCGCAACCTCCAGTCGGGCTTAGCCCGTCTTCGTCTGCGTCTAAGGATGCCGCTATGAAACTGTCCGAACTCTTTGAAAGCCGTAAGGCGCTCACCGCTGAGCGCGATTCCATTCTCGCACAAGACTCACTAACCGTGGAAGTCGAAGCCCGCGGCCATGAAGTCGCAAACGAACTCGCAACCGTTGAAGCCGAGATCCGTTCCGCGCAAATGCGGGAGCGTTTCGCGTCTTCAAGCGCTGTCGAAATCATCGCCAAGCGCGATATGGAACTCGGACGCGAAGAGCGCGACACCAAGAAGTACCGCGACCAGTTCATCGGTTGGCTCAAGGGTGGCGCTGCACCTGAAGTGCGCGCACTCACGACCGCAACCACTCCTGCAACCGCTGCTGGCACGATCATGGTGCCTGCTGTCTACGAGACAGAGATCCTGAAGTACCTCGACAGCCAAGATTTCATGCGTTCGTTGGCTGATTATCGCGGTGGAGTCACTGGCTACCCATCGCTCCGTTACAACACGCAGACCAGCGCTTCTTACGGTGGCGGCACTGGTTCGTGGATCGCTGAAGGTGGCACTGCTGTAACCAACGACATGGCACTTGCTGAAGTGCTTTTGCCGCCAAAGTTGTGCTCACCAACGACGCAAGTTTCGCAGACTCTCTTGCGCCAAGCCAACTTTGACGTCGAAGCCGAAGTCATGATGGACTTGCAAAAGAAGTTGAGCAAGAATCAGGCCTTCGCTTTCATCGGTGGCACGGGAACCAATATGCCAACAGGCATCTTTGATCCTGCAACGACGACCACTGGCGTTCGCACTGGTGCAACCGTTGCATCGGGTAACACCCGTGCATTGAAGGTGACTGCTGCGACCTCTACGTCCGCGGTGACGATTGAGAACCTGACGAAGATGCGCTACGAGACTCTGCCAGCGGCTTACTGGAATAGTCCAACGTGCGCTTGGATCATTCCGCAAGACGTCTACGCAGCGATTGCTGGCATCATTGTGAATAACGTCCCGCTGTTTGTCCCATCAGCCGATGCTGGCATTACCCGGTCAGCACCGGCAACGCTCATGGGCCTCCCGGTCTACGTAACTCCGTATGTCCCGGCTCTTATCACAACTTCGGCAGCGAAGACCGTGATGGCAGTGGTTGGAGACATTCGCGAGTCCTACAGCATCCGCGAGTGGGCAGGCATCGGCATGATCCGCGATGACATCACCCTGGCGACCACTGGCCAAGTCAAGTACACCGCGATGGCGTTTGCCAACGCAAACATCACCCGCGGCGATGCGCTCGTTCAGTTGCGCGTCACCAACGTCTGATTCTGATCCTCTCATCCTTTAGGTGGGTGGGGCTTCGGCCCCACCTACCTACAGCGAGGAACAATGGCTCTAGACCTTGCAAAGTTCCGCAGTTGGGCCCGCATTCCTCACACGGAGGATGACCCGGCTATTGGCATTGCATGGGCAGCAGCCGTACGCGAACTAGAAGAGCGCACCGGGTGGTGCGTGGAGAGTGTCACCAGGACGCAGTGGGTGCCCGCAGCGCCCTTGACGATCTACGGCGGTCTGTACCTCCGTTTGGAGCGCCAAGGCGACCTGGCAGGAACTACGGTCACCTACAGCGACAGCGCCACGACGCCGCTGACCGGGAACCTCAACAGCGCCAAGATCCAAATCAACGGTCTGATCTACGTTGACATGGAGATTGACAATGTCAACCTGACCTACCCAGTGACTCTGACTGTAACAGCAGGTAACGCAGCGCTCAATCCGCTGCTAGAGATGGCGCTCCTCCAGCGCGTGGCACACCATGTGGCAAGCCGTGGCGATGACACCATCGCGCTCGACTCGACCTACTGGGATCGCATCACAGGCATGATGGGCAAGGGAATCGGGTAATGGCTGGGCACGTCCCATCCGGAATGCTGAGGCTTTCGATGACGGTACAAAATCCCGTGCGAACCATCGACAGCGTTGGACAAGCAGAAGTCTCATGGCTAAGCGTCGCACAGATTGCTTGCCACATTGACTCGGCACGAACGAACGAAGTCGTAGACGATCTTGGCGTTAACGCACGCTCCGATTGGCGCATACTGGCCGCGTGGCATCCTGCCGTGACCACCAACAGCCGACTGCTTTACGTAGACAACGGCACCGAGCGCGTGTTCAACATCCGCGCTTGCTTTGACCGTGACCAAAAGCGCCGGCGCTTGGAGATGGAAGCGACGGAGGTAACCGAATGACGGCTACCAAGATCACGATGAAAACGCAGTTCGTGGACGGCAACGTCCGCACGGCGCTTGCGCGGCTTGGGCCCAAGGTTGCCGAGAACGTCATGAAACGCTCAATGCGTAAGGCTTTGCAGCCCGTGCGCGTGGCGCTCACTCGGACTTGGTTGTCTGCCAGCTACCGTGGCTATCCGTGGAGCCGTCAAGACATTGCCAACGCAACCATGGTTGACGTCCGGCGCGCTGGCGGTAAAGCGTCAGCAGGAGTGGCAGGGCGCGTGGGCGTCATGTACGGAAAGAAGGCGGGCAACTCCAGTGGGCGCCAAAAGATTTGGCACTTGCTCGAAGGTGGATTCCGGCATTACGCCAAGGGATCCAAGGCATACGCCAACTTCAGCAAGGACGCCAAGGCAGAGCAAGTGAACTACAAGGCGATCATCGCCGCGAAGCGACCAGCGGCACTGGCGGGGCCACGTTCAGAGCGCGCCGGGAAACTGCGGGCAGTCTTCGCCGCAGCACGCGAGGCAGCGCCTACGTTCGTCGCAGAGCGCTCGGGACGCACTGAGGCGCGAAAGACCGCCACAGCCAAGCAGATCCCGGGCGCGTTCCGTTCTCGCGCCGTAGCGTCGCGGATGCTGCCCGAGATCACGAAGAACTTGCGCGACTACATCCTCCAAGCGGCGAAGGAGGCTTTACGTGGCAACAAGTAGAAGCCTAAAGACCATTACGGAAGCGCTGTACGACTATCTAAAGACGCGCATCGGCGTGGCTGAATTGTCGCCGCGCTGGCGTCGGCAGGGCGATCCGCTGCCGTATGTCGTTTACGAGTTCACGTCTGCCGCATGGGCGCAGACCACGAACACCGTCACGAACATGGTCACGCTGTCGGTCAACTTCTCTTGCGTCGCTGGGACAGTAGCGGAAGCGCTAACCGTAGCGGATGACATTACCGAAGCGTTTGCAGTCAGCGTGACGCAAGACTCTATTACGTTTCGGATGGTTGATATCAACATGAGAACGCTCGACGCTGTACCCGATGACGGTACGGGCGATGCTGAACGAATTATCGTAGTTACCACGACATTCCTTACCCACGACGAAAGTTAAACGATGCCAACGACATACACAGCCGGCTACGGCGGGACACTTACGATCAACTCGGTAACCATTCCGGTACAGAACGTGACCATTGACCTATCGCGCCAAGAGATTGACATCACCACCACGCTCGACCTGACCACGCTGGCAATGGCTGGCCGTGTTACCCGCAAGATCACTTGCACGGCAATGGCTACAACCGTCGCGGAAACGGCGCTCACGCTGCTGATCAACACCGCAACGGACACCAAGACCGTGGTCGGATGGACAGACGGAAACTCGGGCACGTCTTACAGCATCACTTGTATGTTGAACAGCGCCAGCCGTTCGTACGACGGGCAGGGCGCGGCGACCATCAACTTTAGTTTCTCGGAAGCGAAGCCAGCCTAATGCCAATCGGAACCGAATATCTAGGCGACGGCTGGCGCGATGCCAACATCGAAGGATTGCCACCACTACAGGTGCGCCGACCAGTGATGCGGGATATCGCCGCGGGCGGGCAGTACTGGTGGATCGCTTGTGTGCGATGCGCCGACGGAACGCCGTTGCTTGCTGAAGGCGTAGCCGCTGCCGATCTGCGCGTTGAAGTTGGTAACGCCATCATCGCGGAGGTAATGAAAGAGCGCCCTATTCAAGCGCCGAAAGGCGCATCTGGAGGATGACTCCAGCAGCCCGAATGGATATGCCAGTCGGGCTGATGAGTGAGGCGACGCCGGAGGAACGGATTGAGAGTCTGCTGATCACGATTGCTTGCGCGCTGACGAGCGCACCACCTCACAGGATTGCACCATGGCTAATGACTTAAAGGCTTCGGTAAGCATCACAGCGGATACGAGCGGACTGATCTCCGGCGTGAATGGTGCCATGGAGAAGATCAACCGCATCAGCGCCAGCAGCACCGCCATGGCTGGCATGATGGGAGCGCAAAAGGTGCTGCAACTCGCGCAGCAAATGTACACGGCTATTTCGGATCGCTCCGAGCATCTGTCCAAACTCGCGCACACGTTCTCGCCTGAAGCGATGACGAGCGCCGCCAATCTTTCACAGGCTCAACTGCGTTCAGACATGGCTGTCGGTCAAGCCATGGGCCCGGTACAGGCGGGCATTGACCGCGCAAAGGAAGATGCCATAGCCGAAGAGACTGCCAGCACTCTTCAGAACGCAAAGCAAATCGGCGAAGGGATGATCGTCCTCAACGCCATTTGGAACCAAACGAAACTCATTGCCACGGAAAGCGCCGACGCCACACTCATGGCGCTCGGTTCATTGAATCAGATGCCGGAGATGGCGGCAGCCGCTGTTGCCAACCCAGTGGAAACTGCAAACGGATCAATACTTGGCGTAAGCGCTGGGCCGCTCCTGCAAGCCATTGGCAGCACACTTGAAGCCATGTTCGCAAAGGTAAAGGGAGACTAATGGGAGCGCTCAAGATCGTTAAGCACGCCAGTGGCCCACAGTACAAGGTGCAAAGCCCCGGGCAACCGTTCACCATGACGGAGAACTACGTTGTGTCATGGGTGCCAGTCAACGAGGCGGACGTTCAATCTTGCCCGGAAGATATTGCAATCATCGTCGCCGCGTCAGAGACTGGCGCGGGTGGGCTGTTCATCCCGAAGGTTCAAGCGCGATATACAGGTTGCGACGCTAACGCATCGTTCCTCGTATGCGAATCGGTTGACTGGCGCTGTATGCCCGGAGCGTTAAAGACTTGGATGGTTACTGCGAACTGGTCAAGCCTGATGGAGTTTGCCTACAACGCCACACTCCCGGAGCCATGGACGCGCATCACGCGCACAAGTTCAATGCGGCAGATGCCGATATGGCGAGTAGACGCAGCGATCCCAGAGGAGCCGTACACGTTCCCGCCGTCGGCATCGGGTGGCGACATCGGCGGTACGAAGGTGGACGTACAAGGACAACCCGCGAATCGGTTCGTACAGCAGATGCAGATCATCTGCGAGTTCCATTACGACCGTACGTTCACGCTTGGGCCCGATGACGAGATCGCACCGGAGCCGGGCCCGTACTTCAGCGGCTGGCTCGGTACGCGCAATTCGGAAACATTCCTCGGCTACGAACCGGGACAGATCCTTTGCAACGGGATCAGCATCTCGCCAGTGAACGATCAGATCTACATCATGCAGTTCAAGTTCCTCTTTGACTGGATGTCGTTCTTTGAGCAGCGCCCAGCGCCCAACACTGGCGGCGCCTCTTTCCTTGCCGCTGCGGCATCCACCTTCCTTGGCGTCCCGTACAACCAAGCCTCCAAGATCGCTTGGTACCAACCGTACCCGGATCGTGAGGATCTCAAACTCATGTTCCCGTCGGCTGTGTACGACGCGTTCCTGACCGCATTGCCAGCCGTCAACACGTGCGTCACACCGGGACGCAGCCTCGCCGATCGTCAATTCGATTTCCCTGCTTCATGAGTAACCAGCGTCCCATCTTCAACAGCGGTCTGTACGGGAAAGCCAACCGTACAGTCATGAACGCTTTTATGGATTCAGCGGACGCGCTGGCAGCGAATCAGCCTGCGATCGACTACGCCTACCGCGCATCGATGCCGGAGGCGTTTGCCACGCGCACGTTCCTTGCACGCATCCAAACCGCGACCGTGATTACCGCTGGCTGTAGGTGGTCGTACGCAGGGACAGAAGCCGTATTGCTGTCTGCATCGCCTTGGCATGAGAACGTGACGGGCACTCAGTACGACTTCACGGGCGCGATCAACCTCCGCGAGTTGTTCAACACCAGTTCCACGGACATTGATGGGATGGACATCTCAAGCCCAGCGTCTACGGTGGGCCCGGTCGGCTCGTACTACTCGTCCGGATGGGTTACGACAAGCCTTGAAGCGTTAGTCATCATGACCGTGAGTTACACGAAGACGGGCGCAGTCTCTTATTACTTTGATCGACCCAACCCTATCCGGTGCACCTAATGGCAAACCTCACGCTCGTTACTCCAATTCCGCCGCAAGTCATCTGCAAGGGTGAGGTGTTCGCCGTATCGATGCACGTCCACGATGACGGCGCGAACTTGCACTGGACAACATCGGCACTGGCGCCCAAGGGCTACATCACAGTGGGTACGGTCAAACTGGAAGGCACTGGCGCAATAGTCAACGCTGGCGGCGGCACGGCTACGGTGTCCTGGACTGCGGCGCAGACGTTGACCGTGGACGCCAATTCGTGGGGCACCATCGTCCTTTACGCAGACCCGACATCCGGCAGCGAGAATCGGCACATCGCAACCATCTTCGCACGCATTACAGCAGAAAGCATCCCGTAAATGTACACCTCCATGCTCCGTCGCGCTCTTCTCTCAAGTGGCTCTGTAAGTGGGCCAAAGGTCTACGGATCTACGACTCCAGCGCAGATGATTCTTGACGCTGCTAATGGAACTGATTCATTGGACGTCATTGTCATCGGCGATAGCAACGCGACCTTCCCAGGTAGCGGTGGCTACAACAATGCATGGCATAGAGTGTTTAACACAACCTTGCGCGTGCCAATTTATGCCACCTCGTTGTTTGCCGGTGGCATGACCAACGTAGGAGCACCTACTGCTGTTACATCAATTAACAGGGATACGGCAGGCTTGGGTATTGGTGCCAGTAGTACTGCGGCAAGTGTTGCAGGCACTACAGGTACAGGGAAGATGATTGCTACGTCACAAGCAGACGCCAACATTCTTGCGCTTACTAATTATTTAGGCATGTCTGTGACTGGTTGGAACAATAACGACAAGACCACCAACACCCTGATGTTCCCGCACGGATTTGGAGCCAATCCAATCGTTGTCGAGACAGCCGGAACATTCTTGGGAACCTTTGCCCAAAGCAGCGTTCAGGTTTCTACCTTCAACAGTTCTGAAACCTCAACAGCTACAACCTGGGGATCCGAGTTGGCATTTGGTACTGATGGTGCGGGTGCAGGTGTTTCACTTGCCTATCGATTGGTGTACGGCACCTTTGCCGCTGGTTCGGGACAGTTCAAGCCGCGTGCAATTTGGAGTAACAGCACCGCGCTTGCAGCACAAGACAGTGCATTTACTTCTACTAATACTGGCGCGGTCGGCTACGCCACAAAGTCATGGACAATCCCAGCAGTGGCGTTTAGCACTGGTACAGGGCAGAAGATTTTGCATTGCAGCTGGGATGGAAACGCTACAGGAGTCGCGAGCACCACTGGCCCGTTTGCATCCTTGTGGAACAGCGTTGTCAAAGTCGGGCAGAAGGGTTATGCGGTTTCGTGCCTTAACGCGTTTGGTGGACTAAACAGCGCGCTTACTGTTTCCAAGATCACCAACGCTGGCAAACTTGTTGACGCATATCTAAAGGAAATCCGGGAGCGTCAGATTGCTTGCGGTGGAACCGGACGCGCACTGGTTTTCTTAAATCTCGGCATCAACACGTTCGAAGACCAAACTACCTGGACAACCAACGCCGAAGCCTTGGTGACTCTGTTGTCATCCAAATGGATTGCGCTAGGCGGTGCTGCTGAGAACATCTCGTACGTCTTGACGGTCACGCATCCAAACACGACTGGTACATGGGCTACTAACCGTCCTGCAATCAGCACGAACGCCAACGCATGGGCAATTGTCAACGGCTCGGCAAACAACCTTTGCGTGATCGATATCAACACGATTTACACCGCAACGGTAATGAGCAAATACAACATGTACGACAGTGGTGGGGAATCACACCTGAACTCCTCTGCAACGGCTTCCGGAACAACCATCACTACCAAGGAAGATTCGTACTTCGCCATCGTGCAGGGAATGGTTAGCGCCATGCTCTCGCTGTAATGCTGTACTTAGCCGTGATCGTCGCTTGCCTATTGACCGGCTGCGCTTCGCAGACGGCGATGATCTCACAGGCAGCGACATCGAGCGCGGCGAGTGCAGCGCTGGCGCGTGCTTACCTGGTGCGGGCGAGCGCCGAGCTCGACAGCATCGAGGCGCAAGCCAACGCGGTGCATCAAGCCATACCGTTTGTCTCTGATGACCAGCCCGCGATCTACTCGACGCTCCAGTATGTGTCGGTTGCAGTGGTAGCCGCTGTGATCGGAGCACTCATCTACACCTACATACCACGAGGCCGCTGATGCTCACGACTGCTCAATACACGACATGGCTACTTGGGATCGTAATTTTGACCTTCGCTGCCGGGTGCAGTGTTGGCTCAACCTTTCGCCGCACCCGCACTCCTACAAAGGCTTCCAATGCTCAACCTCGCAAGCGCTGAATCTTTCCTCGGGTCTATCTTCTTCGCCACCACGCTTGGGCTCATCGGGGCTTTGGCTGGCTACTTCTGGTGCCGTCGGCAGGGCGGCAAATGAGCCGACGTCGCTGTTGCGGGACTACGGAAGAACATCCTCCGTTAGGTAATTGCACGAACAAACCTACTGGATTTGATGCGCGTGAATATCGGCTGAACTTGCCCGAACTTCGTCCATTGGTGCTCGGTCGAGTGATTCCAGGCGATCCCGTCGATATCAAAGATCAAGGGATCTTTGCCGGTAACGCTTCGCATCCGGGCTGGGGCATTTCTTACTGCGATTACCACACCGACCCGTACTTCTATTACGAGAAGCAGCAGTCAAGCATTGGCTGTAACAGCAGCAGCAACTTTTGGCACTACGTCGAAGGGCCAGCGACGCAGTACATGAACTCCTTTGGCATGATCTTTGATGGTGCGGATCTAGTGAACATTGGAGGCGGCGCTTACCCGGGCGCGACCATGACTAAAAACTTTGGCACAAGCAACACGACGCCAAATGCTCAATGGACGTTGCGCGTGTACATGGAAAAGTGCAGACCAAACTCATGCGGCGATTTCCCTTACCCGAATCGCACGTTCTTGCAGTTACTGTTTAAGACTCGAACCCGTTTCCAAGTGCGTCGATGCGAACCCGGAGGCCCGATTTCGGATCTGTTCCTCAATACCGAATGGGAAGCCCAATACTGGACAGACGCTTGGACATCAAGCGACGGCATCGGCGACACGTTCTATCTCAAGTCGTTTGTACACGTCAGTCCGATCTATTTTCCATGCGACAGCACAGAAAATTTCTGGGAGACATCACCATGCCCGCAAAGTTTCGAAAAAGGAACCCTTTCGAATTACCCGATCAACATAGTCCCGATGGAGATAACGATGGATCGCCTCTCTTAGGCGACATGGTTGCCCGCGCCACAAAGGCTGTCGGCATAAAGCCTTGCGCGCCGTGCGCCAAGCGCCAGGCAGCCTTGAACAGGGCTACGCCGGGCTGGGTAGGAAAGATCCTCAGTTGGTTTAAAAGGTAAACCAAGTACCTTCCGGTCATGAGACACCGGGGCTTAATAGAAAAATTGGATCGCCAGCGCGGCGAATGGTGGCTTTGCCGCAAGGATTCTGACCCTCGGAGCAAGTGGACGATCACGGCTGACCCGGGCCCGCAGTGGGACTGGCGCTTCAAGGTGGGCTTTAGTTATGAGCGCGCAGTACGCAGATTATTGGTGGCTCAGGATGAAGAAAAGCGCACAAGCAAACTTGCTAGCAAAACGGCAGAAAGAGTCAAGCAAATTTCCTCACTTGCCGATAAGATGCGTCTAAAGCGCACATGAGAGGTGTACGTCAGATCGGTCGATGGCAGGTTATAGAGTTTAACGTAACAGCCAAAATCTTATCTGCATCTGCTCATGTGCGTTCCTTTGAGAGGGACGCAAAATGCTTGAAATTACGTACGTTCTGATCGGTTGTTTCGCTGCTGGTGTGTTTATGCTGATGCTGCTTGACCCGTCGCACGAATCGTGCAAGCCGGAGGTCAAGCGATGAACGAACTAACTGCCACGGAAGGCATCAACCCGGGCGCTATTGTCAAGCGCAACGAGGAAGTGTGCAGGATCGTCGGGCCCATCGTCCGCGCCAAGTACACGCAAGTCATCCAAGGACGCAACTACCTCACCGTGCAGGGCGCACAGGCGATCGCCTCGTCGCTCGGCTACACCAGTGGCACTGCCAGCGTTCGCCACGTTGACCCGACGGACAGCGTGGCTGGATACTGGGAAGCGACCTGCACGGTGATGTTGAATGGCGTCGTTGTGGGCTCGGGCATTGGCTCGGTCTTCGACGACGAGCGCCCGTGGAATACGCGCCCACAGTTCGCCAGGCAGATGATGGCTCAGACCCGGGCGACCGGGCGGGCGCTCAAGGGCGTAATGGGTTGGGCGTTCGCAGCGCTCGACTACGAGGGCAGCATCGCTGAGGAGATGCCTGAGCAAGAGCGCACGATGCCTCAGGACGCACCCGCGCCTCGCAAGGCACTCGCTGCGCCCTCCAAGGCGTCGAAGCCCGCAGAAGGCAAGCCCGCCTCGAAAGGTGGCCAGCAAGTACGGGGCATTTGTGCAGGAGTTGATCCGAAGACGGCAAAGTCAGGAAAGCAATACTGGCGAGTGGGGCTAGAAGCCAACGGCGTCGAGTGGTTCACCTCGTTCTCGGCGGTTGATGCGGACATCATCGGCAAGTTGGTCATTCTCCACCTGAAGCCATGGCAAGACGGCGTCATCATCACGGACATTCAGGTGGTGGTCGAAGAGGAGGTGCCGTTTTGACCCGTCCCCAACCATCGGAAGTGTGGCGCTGCGGAGCGCTCGACGGCATCCAAAAATTGGTGCTGTTGGCGATTCTTGACTACGGACGCATCGCCTACCCTCGCCAGGCAGTGCTGGCAGCAAAGTGCGGCATCAGCCGTTCGACCTGCCAACGCGCCTTGGATCAACTACGCGCAAGTGGTGTCCTGACAACTAGTAGCCGAGGCAAGGCGCTTGTCTACCGGATCAACTTGACAGGCGAAGAGATGCATCAAGATGATGCATCACGAAGCATCAAGATGACGCAGGAGAAGCATCAAGATGATGCATCTATCGGCGTCAAGATGACGCAGGGATCGGAACTAGTCCATTTAACTAGTCCACCTAACCAGCAAACGGCTACCGCCGTGAGCGGGTGGGAGGTTCAAGATGACATAGCAAACCGGATCAAGCAACGTGACCCGAGAGCGGACATTAAGAGCCATTGCTCGGTCTGCCGGCGGGTACTGATCTCGTACGGTCTCAGCGACCGTGACGCAGTCGGCGCCTGGCGTCTGCTACTCGAGCACTGGGCCCGAAGCGGCAACGACGCGTATTCGACATTGAAGTTCCACACCGAGAACCTGGGCGGCGCACGTGACGTCGCCAAGGTTGTCCTACATCGCTTGCAAGGAGTCGCATGACACAGCCAGAACGCCTCGAAGATCAGATCCTTCAGCAAGTGCTTGTGATCCAAGCCCTACGCATGAAGATCGCCCGCATGGAGTCGATTTACACAACGCCACGTTCTGTGAAATCCACTGGGCAGAATGGGACAACCGAAGATACACGCCACCAGCGTGACACTATCGAAGAGTACGGGCCCATTACGCCACGTTGTGTCACGGACAAAGAAGTCGAACAAGCGGAAGATGACGGAGCATGACTAACTCACGCATGAAGGGCAAGAATGGTGAGTTGGACGCTTGCCGTGCGCTGGAGAAGTTGTTCCCATTCAAGTGGGAACGTACTGCCCAGCGCTACGGTAAGGGCAAAGCCGACATCGAAGCACAGTGCAAATGGAAGATCCATGTTGAGGTAAAGCGCCGAAAGACGGGCTACACGTATGTCTATGGGCGTCTTGCGAATGACAATTTGATTGTCAGCGGAAGCCTCTTAATTTGCCGTTTGAGCAAATTGCGTACGGTCATGGACGATGGCGTTTGCTTGCCCAATGTTGCACCACGTTGCGCTGGCCTTGAGGACGCAATGTTGCAAGCGCGTACTGATGCACGTGTAGGGTGGTTACCCATTGTGCTTGCTAGGCAGGATGATGAGGAATGGCTATTAGCGTGGCGTGAAGAGGTAGATACGCGACTCATGGAAGAGGTACGTACATGGCTAGGCGATGGCGATATGAAGGTGGCATAGGTAAGCCCATCAGCATGATTAACACCATTCGCTCACGCGGTGGTACATGGACACGCATAGCCAAAGCACATAAGGCTGTGCATATGTGCTGTGCTGTATGTGGTGCAGTGGCTGACCTTGAGACAGATCACATCATCCCATTGCATCGCGGTGGCACGAATGAATGGCGAAATCTTCAATCGTTATGTCAGTCATGTCACGTTATTAAGACAACGAGCGAAATTTGACCAACCCCCGTCATAGGGCCGAGGGGCCTATACCCGCTAAGGCACCGCGGTGTGGATCCACGAAGACAGACGCGCGCCGTAAACACCTGAAACGACCACCTTTATGCGCCGACCTAGCCGATGCCTACGCCGAGTCGATCGCCAGCGGGAGCGCCGTCGCAAATCTGCGAATCGTCGACTCGTGCAAACGCTATTTAGCCGAGCGTAAGTCGCCCGCGGCGCATGAAGTGTGGTGGGATGAGCCACGCGCTGAGGACGCACGGGCGTTCGCCCGCAAGTGTGGGCAGGGCGTGGAAGAGGACGCTGGCAAACCACTGGAGTGGATGCCGTGGCAGTGCATGGTGGCAATGATCTTGCTTGCCCGGCGGCGGGTGATTGCCAAGGTGAAGACCGACACGCCCGCCACCAAGGCGCTGCTGCTGGTGGTGGCGCGTGGCAACGGTAAGACCGAGTTCGCCGCGTCCATGATTATGGCGGCGATGCGCGACACCAGCACCAGCCTTGAGTTCTCAAGCGTCGCGCCGGATGGGCGCTTGGCGCAGAAGACATTCGAGCGCATGGCGACCATGTGCCGCACGCTGGCGCTAGATGACGCGGACAAGGACGATAAAGGGTGGACGTCCTCGGGTGGGTCTACGCCCGCGCATCCCGGCAGAGTGCGCCACGGTGGCAATAGGTACATATCCCTGCCGTGCACCGACCGTGCGCTTGACGGATTGACTACGCGGTTGATCGTCGCGGACGAGACAGCGCGCATGGACAAGGCGTTCGGGCGCTTGCTCACTGGGCTTGCCAAGTTCGCCACGTCGCAACTGTTGGCGATCACAACGCCCGATCCGGAACAGAAGACGCGCCCGATTTGGGGCTATTGGCAAGCGTGCGAGGCTGCAATCGCTGACGGAACGCCCTATCCGGCGGGCTGGTGGCCCATGATTTACGGTCTAGATGCTGACGATCAGGCTTCAGACCCTGCCGTTTGGGCGAAAGCGCATCCCGGTTTAGGTGTGATTGTTGACCCAACGCAGTTGCAACTGGCCGCGCAGACGATGCTAAACACGGGCGACCCGGTTCAAATCGCCGAGTTCGAGACGCAGTTGGCGTGCAGATACCACGAGATTGCCACGACTGACATCGATCTTGCAGTGCTTGAGCGGCAGATGGTGGACTGCGACTGGGATCGTTTGCGCGGCGCGCCGGCTGTCATCGGCCTTGACCTGAGCCGCGGTGGCTACGGCAGTCAACTCGACTTGACGGCGCTCACCATCATGGTGGTCGATGGCGGCATCATCCGTGCGCGGAACGTGTGCTGGTGGGCCGGCACGGACATCGCGCTCGACGAAAAGCGCTGCAAGAACCCGCTACAGGTGTGGATTGAGGCAGGACATCTGCGCCGAATGCCTGGTGAATGGCAGGATATGAGCATCGTTGAGGCTGAAATTGAGCACTTGATGACGCTTTACGACGTGCGAAAAATCGGCGTAGACCCGCATCCAGCGCAAGCGCGAGACATAAAGCGGTGGCAAGATCGCGGCTGGCCCATCATTCCGGTCGATCAGAGCATCCGAACGATGGCTCCAGCGTGGAAACTGTGGGGGGATCTATTGAAGTCGAAGCAACTTTGCTACCAAATTGACCCGGTACTTGCGTCCGGACTGAACAACGTGCGCCTGATCCGCGACAACGTCGGCAACACGCGACCAGTCAAGGGACGCAGCGCGGGCAACATGGATGTCATTGTCTCCGGCAACATGGCAGCGCTTCTGATGGAACATCACCAGGTGCGTGAGTCAACCGGACTGAGCACCAGCGCTTGCCCGATTGGTTAAGGTGGCAAGTCTGAAATAATCGCTTGACACACTGAGGCACATTTGTTCCATGCATCTCAGTGAGCATCTTCGCACGATTCTTCGGTTTCAAAAGCGGCGTGGTTGTCTACGCACGCCCGGAACCACTGGCAACGCCAGCGCCACAGCATCTACCCGCTGTCGTTCGTGCGATGAATCTCATCAGCACGGACTTGGCGCGGCTTCCGTTCTCTGTGATTGACTCGCAGGGCCAAGTAGTCGACTCGCCGATCACTCAGTTGATGACGCGGGAAGCCTCGCGCTGGCAGTCAGGCTACGAGTTTCGGCGCTACATGACCACGTGCGCCCTCGATTCGGGCAACGGTTTGGCACTCATTCGCCGTGATTCATCAGGCACAGTTGCCGAATTGCAACCACTTCCGAGCGGAACATCGACGGTTGAACTCACAGAAGAGGGCGTTCAGTACCGGCTTGGCGGCAATCTCTTGAAGGCAGATCAGGTGCTGCACCTTGGCTGCTATCCGGATCCGCTGTCGCCGAGTTGGTACGTCTCGCCAATGGACGCCTGCAAGTTCGCAATGGAACTAGCGGCAGACCAAGACGCAGCCCATAAGAGCCTTGTACGTACGGGCTCGACGGGAAAGGTAAGCATCAGTCATCCGGGCGCAATGTCCGATCAGACGGTGCAAGCCATCCGCGACGCATGGCAAACCATGCACGCAACCGCAGAGGGTGCATCGCGCCCGCTGATCTTGCGCGAGGGCATGAAAGCCGAGCGCATCAGCGCTGAATCAACGACCACAAGTTTGGAGTCGCGCCGATTCTCTATCCAAGAGATCGCCCGCGCATTTGGCGTACCGCCCGAAATGCTTTACCAGCAGGGCGGCGGGGCGCTGTCCTCACAATCCGAAACTGCACGCGCCTACGTTGACGGCGCACTCGCCCAATGGGTAACCGCGTGGGAGTCGGAGATCACGCGCAAACTCTGCGGGC